CACTTGCTATTGCCGAATCTGTCAATGTTCCATCGTCTGCTGCTCCATCTGCATCACAGGTAATATCGCTGTCAAGGTCTGCACAATCTGTTCCTGTCGCCGAACATTCTTGAAGTTGCCCCGTTGCGCTTGTTGTCCCCTGAACAATGCAGGAGATACCGGTTATCGTCATACCATAGGGAGCTTTCAGGACATTTATATCGTCTGTGTCTGCCGGTGCGGGAATAGGAATGGAAAACCAATCAGTAGTGGGAATAACATTCTGAGCCGCACCATAGAATCGTAACTGACCCGACGTTGTGTCAAGCGTAATCTCGCCTTCTGCGTCTGTTGTGGCGTTAACAGGTATATCAACAACTCCCGTAAACTGAGGATTGGCAAGAGGGGCCTTATCATCAAGGTCAATCCATGACCCCGTCTGTATGTATGGGTCTGCGGCTGTCCCTGTTCCTGATTCTCCAGCATTGGTAACAGCAAGTACCATATTGGCGGATGAAGCTCTTGCATCTGGAAATAGTAATCTATATGCTCCATCACCAGTTATTGATGCGGGGCCTCTAAACCCGGCAGCGTGTGTATCGGTCGAATTAGCTTCATATACTGCCATGTCTCCAGCCACGCCGGATTGCTTGGACGCTGTTATTCCTCCCGTTCCAGTGGTTAACCCTGTTACTGTCAACATTCCGGTTGTGGCATTATATGTAATTCCGCCATCGGTCTTTGGGCCAAGATCACCCGTTGCAGAATCAAATAGTCCTACATATGCCGTGGTATCTGTGGTATCGGCTACAGTTATGGCCGTGGGAGTTCCGGCACTGTCGGCATCTGCTGCACATACAAAATCGCCTGAAGCGTTCGTCTTGAGAATTTGGTTTTCCGTACAATCAGAGGTTGGAAAGGCATATGTCGTGGCTGCATGAACAGTGGCACCGGCTTGTAATAAAGTACCCTGGGCACCCTTTGTCAGCTTTGCCCATGTATTATCGGCAGAACCTTGAATTAAATCCCCTGCGGCATCGGCTAAAGTGTTGGCTATATTCCCGCTCGCCGTACCCGTTAAGGAACCAGTGAAGGTATCGCCTGAAGTATAATATCCAAGTGCTGTCTTTATCGCCGCATTATTGGCCGCATTGAGGATGGTTTTGACGTTTGCCGATGGAGTGAATCCCGCGAGGTAGGTTAAATCGGGATCGGCTGTTTGAAATGTGGCAGGATTGGTATTGCAATCGAGGAGTGTCCCTGCTGTCGTATAGGTACAGAGATAGGTGTTTGTCAAAGTGCCTTTAACTAAGGAAAGATTGGCCTGCGCCCCGATCTGTGATAACACGTTTGCCGATGTCTTAAATTCGAGTGCAGAGTTATCAGAGTTTGAACCGAGGATATAATTATTTCCTCCACTGGTAAGCACTGCCGCCGCACCCGCTCCGGTAAGCTGAATTATTGAGGCATCGGCAAAGGTAAGACCCTTGAGGGATATAAGGTTATCACCCCAAGCGTAATTCTTATTCGCTGTTCCGCCCTGTAAACCCAAGATAAGATCAGCCGCTGCCGGTACCACTGTTGCATCAGCACTGGCTTTTGCGTCTGCCCCAAAACTGACAGAAGGAATAAGTAAACAGAGAAATAATACTGCTATTATGATTTTCTTCACGGTGCATCCTCCCTGAGAAATTTACTTCCATCTTCACGAAGCATCACACTTCCATCTTCACGCAAAAGGTAATATGTAGCCGGAGTGCCGCCACCGCTTGATGAACTCCCGAATCCAAACGCATCATTAAACCCGAATCCAAACGATGCAACGCATTTGTTTGTCTCGCATGGATGATTGCCTATCTCTGCCCCGAAAAGTGCAACAGGAAGCATCATACAAAGGATAAACAAGCAAATATAATTAATTGTTTTCAATATTCCATACCCCTTGGGTAATAGCATCACTGGCATTGGCGCATTCTCCTGTTATCTTCATTTCAACAGCCGCCGTAGTGTCCTCTGTCCATACTTCATACCCCTGTAATGGTGTTGCTCCATCCCATCCCGTCCAAGTAACTGATTGAGAGCCTGTGGCGTTATTGCTGATCATGGCCTCAAATCGCCAATCATTCGTATTATTCGCCGCCGCATGAAAGGTGACAGAGGATGAACCGAAATAAAATTTAAGCGTCTTGTTGCCATTCGCTCCTGTTTTAGTGCCGGCCGCCCTTATGGTAATCCTTCCCTGATTGCCTATGGTATTTGCCGCATATGTGGTCGTAGCAATCGTATCTTCGCCTGTTCCCGAAGTTGAAAGACCGGTTACGCCCCTATTGGCCTTATCTCCTGCGTCATTCAGATAACGGGTAAATCCATTATTAAAATTGGTTCCGAGTCTGATTACATTCCCTGCAATATTTCCAATTCTTATTGCTTCGCCATTTTTATATGTTGCAGATTTTGAAGATGATACAAAATGTATGCCGTCAAGCAATGCCGTATTATCACCAGATACAAAACGAATACCCATAGGAACCGTTCCTACTTCCGACCATACATCCTGAATAATGCCTGAAATTTTCGTTCCCTTTGATTCTGAGGTTATGTCATATCCGTATGTGGCGGGGTTAATGATGTCAATATCGAAACTCACACCATCGGTTGAGTATGTGTAAACTGCTCCACCTGGGTTTGCATCGTTGCCATATCCCTTCAGTCGTAATCCCTTTACGTTTCCTGTCGCAAGTTGTCCACCTGATACACCGACAAACGCAAGCCCATAATAGGCCGTTCCATCGGTCACACCGCTATCCCATTCACCACCAACAATGTTAATGTCTAAAGGAGCAAACGTTGAATCACCGGCAGTATTTTTGGCTGAACCAATTCCTATGGCATATTTATTTCCATATCCCGATACACCGATAAAGGTAAGGTGTTCGCCTCCGTGAGTATCGAGACCTTCCCAATTAATGACGTTATTTATGCTTCCTCCGATAACCGTTGTATAACCGGATCGAGGCTCCGTTACGAGGGAATCATTGTCTGCCCTTGTAAAGCTCACTCCATAAGCGTACGGTGTCCCTATCACGTTATTGATATACTCGTTTACAATGCTACCGAGTATAGATGATTGCATGCTTATCCCGGCAGAATAGACATTGGTTATTCGTGGATTGACGATACGATAATCAGAAACGTATTTAAACAGGATTCCCGTATATCCCCATGTGTCCATTTCACAATCGGTAATTTCTATGCCGGTGATATAGTTCGATGAATCAGCACCGTAAGCGTGGATGGCATTTTCATTGGTCTGGGCGGTCGCATATTGAGGGCCGGTAAATTTGATACCGCGAATCTTAACATTGCTTGCGGTAATGTCGATTGCGCCAGTATTTGAAGTGGATTGGATGATTTCAGATTTCCTATTCGAGAATATCGTACTTGATGAATTTGCCGTTATTTCATCGGTAATTGTATAAGAGGAAGCGGTAAGTTCAACGATAGAAGATGCCGCTATTGCCTTATCGAAAGCATCATGGTCAGTACCAAACCATTCAGGATAGGCATGTCTAAGGCCGGTTACAGTACCCGTACCGGAAAAGATTTGATAGGGACCGGCAGAAAGAGAACCGGAAAGGGTGAGAGTGTAGCCGGTTGTGGTGATAACCGTCCCCTGCACCACATAGACATTTTTTGCAGAAAGTGTTGTATTTGCAGAAAGTGTATAATCCTGAGTAATCCATAGAGGTTTGTCTGATGCTACCGCCGCCGCATCGGCTTGAGCAAGCGTGGTGTATGCTCGTGAGTCAATCCACGGACCGAGTGTGATAATATCAGAGAAGTTTCCCTTTATGAGTTCTGCATGAGTTCCCGATACCAAACCGACAATTAGCAGAAATGCGATAATAATAATGCCAAATAATTTTTTCATAGACCTATAACCCCAAAGGGTTTCCATGTACCAACATCGGTTCCATCTCCTACAACGCACACCCACCCAATGTTTTCTCCTGGTTGTGGATTGGAATTCCAAATCTTATCTCCTTTTTTGTAGGTTCCGGTTACGGGTGCGGATGCCCCTTCTGTAAAGTCTTGGTCATCAGCTGTAAACGTCAGCGTAGCCTTCACCCTTATTGCTCCTTAAAATGGACGTTATAGGTGCAGGTTGTTCCACCAACTAAGGTCATATCTGCGTAGATGCCCTTTCCCACAAAAACATTCATGCTTGTAGTGCATCCCCCATTAGTTCCTATGCAGGGTAGTGCCGGGAAGGCAATATCTCCTGAAGCTGAAGTATTGTCATAAAGAGCCACAGAACAACTTGTTCCATCGGTGTAAATGAATATTTGCTTGATTACCGCTTTTTTTTCGTATATCAATGCGTCGGCTGTTTTATCGCCGGAATACCTGTTCCAGTCTTCCTGAACACTGACTTGCCCTATTGCATTAACCGCAAACAGGACAACAATTGAAGCGAAAATAAGTATGTATTTTTTCACGGTTTTTCCTCCCCCTATTTTGATCCGTTAATAAAAGCAGACATGGTTGTCTGATCTGTCCCGCCGTTAAGAATTCTGAACCTCACATACATTCCCAATACTTTCTGTTCTATTGCTTCAGCTACTCCCGCAACCACGACTATCGTAATGGTGAAGTCGGCGGTTTTTTTATTGCCGAATTCAAGATATGCAGTACAATTTTGGGATGCGTTGATTGCACCTACTATCTCGGATAAATCAAATGCCTGTTTCCAGTCACTTATATATTCGCCATTGATCGTGACAGAAGCCCCGGCTGATTCCGCCGTGACGGTCTCGGATACTATTATCTTATTGGCAGTAGCGGAAACGATAGTGAACGTTCTGTTGTTGCCTGCTTGTGCTGGACCTGCAATGGTAATATAGGCTGGTTTTTTGGTAGAACCGGCAGGGAAGGCGGTACCTATTCCTGTGGCAGCTATTGAATTGTCTGCGGTCGCAAATGTTACGGCAGAACTGGCGAAATATTGTAGAAGTTTGTCACACCGTGCGAGTGGTTCCAACATTGTCTTTCCTCCCTTGTGCGTCCGGGAAGAAAAAGAAAAGGCCCGGAAGCGTTTTAGCAACCGGGCCTTTTCTGGTCCTCATCTTGCGATAATGAAACTATTTAATTGTCAGTAATATATTATCCTCTTATTTTTGTGTTTTGTCAATACCATACCCAAGAATCTACCAAGCCCTGTAACAACGGCCCTTCGGGAAGTATCCACGTCCACCAGGATTCTTTCTTTTCTTCCTTCTGTGGATCATTACTTGATAGGTTTCCCGTTGTCGCACAGCCGAAAAGTGACAGGCAAAGGATTGATACGATTAATATTTTTTTCATATATTCCCCTTTCTCTATATCCTTACACCTGCTTTTCTATTTTGTCAAGCACAATTTATAGCAACCTTCTCTTTTCCTGCTTCGTAGGTTTCGTCATACTCATGGCCTGCCTTTTTATCCCGGAACGTTTTATTTTTGAACCAACGCCTGCCTTATCGACCCTTATATTGTAAGCGTTCACCTTGACCATGATTTTTGACCATTCTTTTTGTGCTTTCTGATTATCTCTTGCTCCATCAGGATAGTCTGCAATCCATGCCCGGACTTGTTCATATATATCATCTCTCCGGCCCTTCAACCTGGCTTCTGCCTGTTTGGTTTCCCATACTCTTTCTTGTATAACGGCTTGATCTACGCTTCTGAACCCAAAACCTCTGGCAATAGTTTCATATGTGTTTGGTTTCATGGGTTTTCCGGTCTCGTCCCATACCCTTTTACCTCTGCCCGTTGTGATCCCTTCATTGGCTTCTCTGATAGCTCTAGGTATATTTGCGACACCAGACGGTAATATCTTCTCTGCTGCCCTACCATATAGACCTTTTCCTATATAATCACCTGCGGCAACCACATCTTCGTACAATCCACCACCTATGCCAAACAGTTCAGAAAACTTTGTGGGAATACCGGCACCAATAGAAAGAGACCCAGATATATCTACACCTGCCATCCCCGATAAACCGTGTCGAGCAGCCTTCTCTGCATTATATCCTAAGGTTTCTCCGATTGTGTCCCATACCCATTTTTCAGGATCATCAACGCCAAGGAGTTTGAAGAGTGGTTTAAGCATCCACAACCAGAGGGCAAGAAACGGTATGGCCTTCCCTCCGCCTACAACCACCGGAGCGATCATATTATAGAGAAGTGCCTTTATGTTTCTATTCTTGAATCCAAGATCATGAAGTGTTTGCAAATAGGTATGAGGGAATTTCAGATATGCCACAAAGAGTCTCATTCCTTTCTCTGTTACGCCGGTGCCCTGCGCTACCATTGGGAGTGTTGCCTTGCCATAGATGCCGTGAGACCTTTCCATAGCCTTGTATGCTCTATCCTGTGCTTCCTCTATGCTTGCCCCGGTAGATCGTGCTATTCGGTATCCTGCAAGTAGCGTAGACCCTCTCATCCATTGCTCGGTAAGAGAAAAGCCAATCATGGATACTTTCATTACTTTCTGCCATGCCTTGCCGTATGCATCCATCATTGATCCTGCCGCATCTGAGGCATATTGTGGCCTATCCCATTCTTTTTCTTTGACTGCGTTCATAAATATCTGTTCATCGTTGGTAAGGTTCCCCTTTTTATTGGCCATGAGCTTCCCGAAATCCTTACCGGCCTTGCTCATTGCTATTCCAAGGTTGGCAAAGGATACCCTGCCACCTCCTGCATATTCGTGAAGAGCACCCGGTACGGTTGTCACCATGGCCGTAAGGTTTACTCCTATACTCCTGGGATTCAAGCCAAGATACTTGAACGATGCTATTGACTTAACCAGGGACACTATTCTGTCTGATTTATCGGCGTTTCTTAATTGCTCATGGATATATTTAACGGCAAGATCATATGTCGTTTGGTCCTCAATACCGCCCTCTTTCTCTCCTCCGACCATCTTACCCACAACTAATTCCGTCATTTCTTTTGCTGCTCTTGCTTTTGCAAGACCTGACGCTATAGACGAAGAGTACCGTTCCCATCTTTCCGCTGCATCCTCAATGTATCCCTTAACTGCTGCGCCTGATTTTCTCTGTATGGCGTGAGAGCGAAAACCCCTCGCTTTAATAAGGTCTGCCGCACTTTGAATAATATCTTCCATGAGTTGTACTTTTACGTTGAAATCACTTGTATCTATTCCCTCTGCCGCCTTCTGCAAGAAGTGGGATAATTCCATGGTATTAATTGCCTGATAGGTTGCCTCGGATACTCGTGGGTCTTCGTGATGCTTTTCAATATCGGTCCATCCTTGTTGTGCTAGTTTGTTCATTTCGCTCTTAACTTCCGTAAGCCTTACATTGTTTCTCGTTCTACTCTCATATAGAGTCCCTTTATTTTTTACAGCCGTAATCACATAATATGTCTGTGGCCGGATACGCGGGGCGTAAGTCCCTTTGTATTTGCCTATCTCGTTTATGGCTTCTTTCAAGTCAAGTTCCTTTATCTGTCCGTTGTCGCCTCTAATTCTGATAAGACCAGGATATGTGGGTTGCTTTCCGGTAATTCTCGATTTCTCGTCTATCTGATCTTTCATTTCCTGTAATGGTTTTAACCATTCGTCAATAACCTTATCGTATGCTTCTCGGTGAAGTTTCCAGACTTTTATCACATCTTCGGAGGTGTTCATTTCTTTCAGGTTCTTTTCCATCTCGTCTTGATCTATTTGAAATTCATCAGCTTCTACAAGTATTTCAGACATACGCTTGTATTCCTTCGATTTCTTACCAAATAGAATATCTTTTTTATTCATTCCCTTGTTTGCAAGCCATCTATTTACATCGGTCAACGTCTCGAATTCCTGAAAGGGATTGTCGATGGAATCAAATTTATGTTTCATTTCATGATACCAGTCATTCCGGTCAATGGCCACCTTAACTATTTTAGCAAGTATGGGATGATCCCAAAATTCAGGAGATTGAAGAAGTTGAGTAAGAAAGCCGGACTGTTTGGGTTTGGCATAATCTATTATTAATTTAAGCATACGTGGTGCTTCGCCGTTGCGGTATCCCTTGACCTGTTTTTCTGTTGCTTTCTCTGGTTCGGGTATTGGTTGTTCAACCTTGAAGGAATCAAGAATAGATCGCCGGTTGTCGGCCTTTTCTTTTTTAAAAGACGGTCCTTGCTCACCTACCCCCGGTGAGCGGGAGGGGTTAGGGAGGTCTGGAAAATCATGTGTCTGAAGGTCTATTTGATTTTCTTTTGTGGAAACGAGCGGCTCACCTGATATTTTTATCTGGTCAGGAGATAACACCGCATAAATGTCTGCTTCTTTAGCTTTCCAGTCGTACCCGTTTTTAAATATTACTCCGTCATTGCCATTTCTTTTGGCTTCCCTGAGTGCTCTTTCTTTGTAACCTTCTATTTGATATATCTTTCCCGACTTAACATCCACGGCACTCTGTTTTTCTTCAGGAGTGAGGGTCATTTTTCTCATATCAATAATTAGGGGATTTTTTAAAGATATATAAGCCTTATACAGAACTGACCCAGGATAAAGGAATCTTGTTTGAATAGACCTATTGGCATAATTGGCCGCTTGGTTTTTATCGCTAATAAACCAATGGGCCTTTCTTATTTCGGGTCCATCAGGGGCAAATGAGCCACCTATTTTAGCTTTTCCAACAGCATGGACATTTGACGGCTTATCGGAAAACTCAGAGAATACATCTTGTGAACCATGATATACGGGTTCTTGAACAATACTTTCTTTGAAAGGATTTCCACCTTCGAGCTTAACGGGGTTTGTCTCGGTGGTTTTGCCCAACTGCTTCAAGTAATTCTCATGAGCAATATTGATATTGCGCGGCACATAGATGAATTCATGAGGATCATCATAGGTCATCAGTTCGTCAGGATATGCTTTAATCTCGTACAGTTTGTACTCATCGTTGATGGATCGTTCTGCATGGTCAGTAGCGTATCTCTTGAGTTCTGTGACATATGATCCGGGAAGAATCGGGCCGTCTTCCGAGGTACGATATACGGTTATCTGTTCGCCTCTTTTGACAGCATCAATGATGTTCTGAGGAGTTTTGTACTCGCTTGGATTACCGGGATCGCGGTCAAAGATTTCCTTGAATCTCCATTGGTCTTTCTGGTTGGCGAGATCATGAACAGTCTCAACATCGGGCATACCCTGTTCACGTAGGTCCATGGCATACTTGGGGGTCGTGGAACCAGAGCCTACACGGTCAAAGGTGAGGCTGCGAAGTTCTTCTTTGGTCATCTCACTACCGGGTTTAGGGTTTTTTTGAGTGAGATTTTTGCCCGGCCCATCTTTGTAGGACATTGAGATAAGATTATCACGGTTTTCTTTTTTGTACAAGGGTTGGCCTTCATAGAGCACCGCTTCTTTCATGGCCGGGGTGATGGGGACACTGTGAACGGATATGGTAGTTTCGTCAACCCCAAAATAATCCTCAGCGGCTTTCTGCGCTTCTTTCTCTGAGTTATATGTATGGATTTCATCTCCTCCCACTATATACCAACCTTCCCCGTTGTCGTCCATTGCCACTTCGTAGTCTTGTATACCGTTGATATTGGTCATCTCGACCTTGCCTCCCCATTGCTTGACATACCGATTCATAAATCCGGGTATCTTCTGGTCGTAGAAAGACTTCATGCCTTCGCTGCCTACTTTGAGGTCGAGACCGGAAAGAGACCGCCACTGCTCCCCTGGGTATCCTTTAGGTATCTCTCCTTTATTATCATATATTCTTTGTGCAATTTCTTTACCTACCAAGGTCTCAATACGTTTAATGTCCACTTTTCTCTCTGTGAAAACATTTCCAGCCCCCCTTAAATTAAGGGCTTGGATATCATATGATCCATCTCCATTTACTCGGTAAACTATCTCTTTTATTTGTTTGCTCAGATCATATCTTTCCGCCTGTTGCTCTCCCGTAGCCCAAGTCAACTTGCTATACCCATTTTCAGCGGCATAGCGTATCATCCTCTTCATGAGGTATTCATGCCAGTTCTCGCGGAAAGGAGCGGGAGGGACAGTGCGGCCTTCTCTGGCTAAACGAGCTTGTTCATATAGTGCCGATATCTGATTACTGAGTTCTTCTTTCTTTTTAGGATCGGTTTCTTTTTGAAACTTTTCCCTTAACCTTTCTCGTTCTGCGTCAAGCCTCTCTGTGTCCTTTGCAGTAGCATACCCTTCCTTCTTCCCCTTCTGGTGCCAATCGCTCTGTACTTCTTCAACGAGCAAGACCTTATTCCCTTCGGTATCCGTGAAGTCCTGCATGCGGACGTGACCGAGGACGTTTGGCTCGGACCAGTGAGCTGATCGGAAAGTATTCGGACTCGACACCGTCATGCCCTCGCCTCTGTATGCCGAAGGCTCTACGGCAACCCTTTTCTCTGGCAACGTAAACAGCATTTCCCGGTAGTTTTCGCCTCCGGGGAGTTTATAGGTGTCAAACTTGGTATTTCCTTTATCGCTAAAATCTTCGTAAGCCATATTATCAAGATATTCTTTGGCCTGTTTCATGGTCTCGAAGATCCTATCACTTTCGGGTTGCCCATTCCTTGCTACTCCAAAAGTACCATCGTCTTCTTTCATCACTTCATAAGAGTTGCTACCCATATCAGCGACAACGCCAAACTTGTTCTCATCGCCCCATTGTAGGGGTTCATAGACTCCCTTCGTTATCTCCTTAACTTCAATCTGATTATCCTTCACCCACTGCGCGAAAGCGGCCTTATCGATCTTGCCGTCCTTCTGGTTCTCCCGGAGCCACTTATCAACGCCCATCTCTTCAAGCTCCATAGGCTTGACCTGATTCTTTTGGAGCCAGGGGATAACCGATTGAGCCTTGGAAGGCATTTCGCTTATTTTGTCCTGAACGGCGTTGACAAGCTGAGAATAAAAAGCGTCGGCCACGCCCTGTTTCTTATAGGCTGGTTCCCCGGTGGCTTTCTGTCCCTGTCCTTTCGTAAACTCCATGGACTGTTTAACGATCTTTCTCAGGTAGTTCTCAACATCCTCTTTCCTCGTATCTATCTTCACACCAAGTCTCTTCAAAGCATTCCCGAACATAAACACCAGCCTTTTCCAGACTGTCGGCTTCTCCATGATCTGTGGCATATGATGTGCCATATATTCTTTTCCAGCCATTATTTGACCCTTCAGGGTGGAAGCGTCAATATCGTAATCTTCAATGACGGTCTGCATATCAGCATTGTTCTTGAATGTGTTATAGACAAGACCATATACCTGCCGTTTTTCAAAAGGATTTGCCGATTGGTCAAATACAACCTTAATACCTCTATGCAGAATAAGTTCTTCAATGAATACCCGGTTCACTTCTTCCTGAGTTCTGAAGGCTTCGGCATTAATGTAAACAGTGTCTATCTGTGGTTCCCACCATGCCCACACCTTATCGTTCTTTTGAAGATAGCCAGTATCAAAATACCTGCGAGGAATTTGAGAATTATTCTGAATGACTTCAACCTTGCCCGTGTTGGATAGTTTCATTTTGTCGATGATAGAATCTATCCAGGATGAAACTTTCGCATGATGTTCGGGAGAATCTATTGAAGCGTAGGAAACGGAAGAAGATTTTTTAAATGACGGTTTCTGTTTTTTGTCCTCATATTCTTCCAATGAAGTAGGGACCGGTTTTTTAGTATTTCCTTCTTTCATCCATGTTTTGAATTCATCCATGGTCATAGGCACAATACCGCCTAACCCTTTCCATCCTTTTTCATAACTTCCGAGATAAAGTTCACGGGCTTCTTGTTCTGAATTTGTTCCTAGAATAACCTTATGCTCATCGAATTCACCGGTATCACCCTTGTTTTGATTTACGATATAAACCTGTTGGCTTTCTGGGCTGTCACCAATGAAAGTGTCAATATGTTCTTTGTCTTTTCCCACGGTTCCTTTGATATATCCATAGTGGCCTACTGTTACGTTTGACCATTCCTTACCAGCTTTCGTGGTCCCCGATCTTATACTGCCCTTAGGATTTTCTATGGAGATATCAAGCCCTTGAATATTGACATGACCTTTTTTGAAGTTTCCTGCTTCTTTCTGTGCCTCTGTCGGCTCCGGTATTTCATTCTCAGGAGAGGTAGCCGCTTCGTTGGCTTTCTCTTCAATTTCAATTTGAACAGGAGAGGGTGCTTTTTGGAATGTCTCTATTGGAGGTGTTTTTATGATGCCCTCTCCTGTCCGTGGTTCTGTTACTTCTTCGGTTTCGGTTTCCCCTTGCACTTCGACATTTTTCAGTCCTCCTTCTTTTTGTGGGATTACCACCGGTAATAATTTTTCTGCCAGCGGTGAGGGTGGAGCATAAAGAGACCTTTCCACTGGTGCTCTTGCCTCTGTTCCACCTATTATCCTTTGTCTAATTGTTTGTTTTGGTTGAGTCTGCAACCTTTTTGCTTCCAGCATTGCAAGATCGGAGAGTTGTTTATCTATGCCTTCTTCCGGTGCTATCCTTCTATCAATAATATTTGACGGCAATTCCCTTTCTGGTTCCCCCGTTGGCCTTCCCACTGGTCCTGTTTCGGGGGGTTTCCAAGGTGTTTGTATTTCTTTGCCTATCTCCGTCACTGCATCCATACCTGCCTTAACTCCAACAGGTAAAGACAATTCAAGCTCAAGATCAGCGAGACCTTTCGAGAGTGGGTCATTCGATCCAAAGTCCTTAATAGCCCTTTCTTTGCTCGCGGTCACTTCTTCCTTTGTTGTCACTCCTGCTTTAATGTCTATACGTATATTATTTAACAGTGATGTAACGAATTCAGGTTTATTTGGTTGTGTCTTTTTGGGGGTGACGGTCTGTGTCGGTTGGCCTCCAAGACGTGGTTTCCCTCCGCCTACCCCTCCTACTGCCCCCATAGTTGCTCCTGCCAGCATACCGGTGGCCCCGGCCTCCGCTGCTCCTTCATACCAAGGCTTCTTCATTGATATGTTACTTGCAATCTGTTCTTGTGTGGACTGAGGAAGTTCCTCGAAAGCACCTTCCGACATAGCCGATTTTATGGCACGTCTAAATATATTCTTTTTCGTTGCAGTGCTCGTACCACCTGCGAGCAAAGTATCTATGTCAGCTATGCCAAGTCGATTTGCAAGTTTTCCGCCTACCGCCCCAAAGGCCGCAGTTAACAATCCACTGGTGCCTGCCGTCCCTGCCTGTTTCCCGGTCAATAAGCCGGTATCTGTTTGTTGCCTAGTCTGTTCGGCTGTTTGCCCTGCGCTTACCGCACCCTCACCGAGAGCACCGGTTATGATAGGAAGGGTCTTTGTTGCCAACTTTGGTAATAGTTTAACCGCCGTACCACCCAATGTTCGAGCAACACCAGCGCCACCCACCATTGATGGCGCAGATTCTATGGCTGTATGCAGTATGGTTGATGGATTCTTGACTGATTCTACAATGGTAGGAATAAAGCCTTCTGCCTCGGCCACCCTTTTGTTAGCTTCTTTTTGTGCCGGGGAATATAAATCTTCAAGAATTTCCTGGGTATCTTTAAAACGAATACCCATTTTTTCTGCTCCCTTTCCGGCATATCCACCAGTTACAATGTCAAGGAGTCCCGTACCGGCTTCAGGTACATTTACAACACCCTTAGCCAGGGAAACGCCTACATCTGCAATGCGACGAGGAATGGGCGTTTCTACCCCTACCGGCCTTCCCCCAAGCCTCGATTTTTCTTCCTTATTTTCTTCTCCGTATAATTCTAACGGATCATCTTTTACTGATGGTGTTGTGGTATCCTTCTCGTACAATCCAAGAGGATCAATCATTTATTTCACCTTTCCATCTTTTTTGTATTGGTCGATAATGTCTTTTAATTGTTTGCCTCTATACCCTTTTTGGAGTAATTTATCTTTGGCATCGGCTTCGGTCATTACCCGCGCTTGGGTTTCTACTTGTTGTCCCCCTATCTTGGGTCTACTAAACTTCGCCCCGGTTCTGTCAAATTCTGCCTGATATTTTTTCTGGATATCGTCATAATCTTCCTGCGTAGGTTCTCCACCTTCTTTCTTTCGGTTTTCTTTCAATTTGAGAATATCTTCATTATAATTCGTGACGGCTTTTACACTGTCTAGATATGCCTTATCTTTCTTCTCCTGTTCTTTTCGCTTATCGTCTCTTTCCTCTTTTGCGAGTTGACGGGAAAGAACTTTATCTACTCCACTTCCTTCCCCTCCGGTCTTCCCAAGTCTATGTATCTGCCCGGTTGTCAAATCTTCCTGATATTCAACGCCGTCCTTAACATATGGTTTGTCATACTCTTTTTTCTTCCCTATTGTCGTCAAATATTTTGTTAGTCCTTCATCGGCCCCCATAGCAGATTTCAGGGCAAGTTCCATCTGCTGTTTTTTTAATAACAAGGGTTTCAGATCAATGCCCGTTTTCCCCTCCATGGCCTTCAGTTCTGATTCGGCATCAGCCAATGCTTTTGTATAATGGTCGATGTTGAACCTGTTTATGGCCTTCAGGTGAATGGGGTCTTTAAATAATGTTTTAATGTCATTCTGCGCATCCTCCGCCCTGATTGTACCGTCTTCATTGACGTGTCCCACTCCCACCGCATAGTTTTTTATATAACCCCGTGCGGCAGGTATCTCAACCATTTTGTCCAGTGTTTCATCAACATTCAGGGGTCTGTTCTTTCGGGCAATTTCTTTTTGCTTCTGGTTAAACTCTATATCTTCCCTTGCTATCTTTTTTCTGTTCAAGTCAAGATTAGCCTGTTGTAATTCAAGATTCTTATTGGCTATTTTCTCAGCCCGTTCCTGATTGTCCATGGCCATTGTCATATTGACAAAATCACTCGTTCCCCTGTCTAATCCTGCCGCCCATCCTCCTATCCGTGCCATGGCTAATACACCTCCCCGTTATTGCGAATATATCTCTTTATAACCGTGCCCGTTATCTTGCAGAGCATCAAAAACGCTTTTGATACAACCATAGCCTTGATTGGTGTCTGTGTCGTTCTTGAACGCTCCAGAACGTGTTTTCCATAAGATATGAAGTGTTTTACGAGATGATTTCGTATCCACGACATAAAATGTTTACTTTTTCGCATTAATGGCACAATCTTTTCGGCTATGCAATAATAACCCCTCAGTTGTTCCCCACTCATGAATTTATCCCTGAACATTCTCGTTATATCAACTTCAGGCGAATATCTCCCGCAACAGGCGGTTACGATTATGCACCATCCTTCATCATCGACAGCCGGGGCTTCTTCTTCTGCCCCTTCTACTTCCATATAAGGCGTATCTGCTTCTACGTCAGGCATGGGATAATCAACATAATCGTAGTAATCGGTATCCCCACCGCCCGTATCTGACGAGTCCGTTGCTTGGATACTTGGAACATCATTGGCAACATCAGGATAATCGTAGGTGTTCATGTTTTCTGGTTCATAAAATTCAGGTCCTAAATCTGGTAGGTTTGTTTCAGATTCGGGTGTTACAGAACTACCACCAAACATTTTTTTATAAAGTTTATATGCCTGAATAGCTGTTACGGGAGCTTTCATCGCCGCCGATACGAGCGATCCCTTGTTTGCATCTTCTTGAGCATCCTTGGCGGATTCCATCCTTTCATTAAATTGTCTCTGATTTTCGGCAAAGCTCTTTTCATACTTCTCGTTGGCAAGTTGAGTGGCATATCTGGAATCCCTCCGTGCCGCCTGAGAGTTCAATACCGCCTCATAAGCCGCTTGCAGTTCTCCGGGAGTCATGGGCTTACCGCCTATCCGTCTTTGTGTGGCTTTTGTCTGGATTCTCTGAATATCGTTATCTGAAATAGGAAAATATCCGTATGTTGCCATGGTCGTTACCTCCGTAATTTACGGCAATACCTTCATAATATCTCCTTAAAATCTTAATCGTATGCTCCACCGTACATTCCGGATTCTGAATCTCCTTCCCATCCGGTGTCTCCATAATCGTATGCTCCACCGTACATTCCGGATTCGGTATCGCCCTCCCACAGATCACTGAATGTATCAGTCTCGGTTCCTCCACCCCCTCCTGTATCATAGTCCCATGTATCCGGGGGAGAAGAAGTGTCGAGGGGATCAGGATAATCGTAGGTGTTCATGTTTTCTGGTTCATAAAATTCAGGTCCTAAATCTGGTAGGTTTGTTTCAGATTCATCTTCTTCATCTCCAAATAAACCCATAAATTTACCCCATGCCTTCCCTAAAACGGACTTACCCACAAAATTAGCGATGCCTCTTCCCACTGTGCTAAAGAAAGGATTTTTGCCGAAATCAATACCCTTCGTCGCCTGTCCCGTTGTGTAGCCAAGGATGGTGTTTTTAGTGAAATCACCCAAAGCCTTTCCTGTGGTTTTGTTCCCTGTAACCACGTTATATACTTCCTTCGCTGCATCTACCAGGGGAGGACCCACAACCGGAAGTGCCGCGTTTGCCCCATACTTCGCACCTATGGTCATCGCCGGTCCTAAGAAATAGTTTGCTAAATAGTCAAAAACGGGAGGGCTTGGATTGTCTTTGGTGTACTCGTCATATTCGGCAGTGCCCATTTTCGGAGCACCATACTCATACTCTCCCCCTCCCTCTGATATAGTATCTTCATCACCGATAGGGACGGCAGACTGCATGCCAGTCAAGATAGGCGATATGTTCGCCGTTCTACTTTTCCGATAATCCGCCATTGTTGATAATCTATCGACAAGATCATTTCCATAGACGTTGGGATCAACACTCCTTCCCCCAATCCGCCGTTGACCCATCCGTGATAGTGTGCGAGATATTATAGAATCCATTTACATGACCTCCATGCCTTACGCCTGTAATTCATACTTAGGCGTATATAGATACATCAATCCGAGCGGTTCAAAGGGAATAAGCTCGTTATCGGTTGAAATGGTGAATTTTCCTGAATGGTAAATTCCTATGGCCTCATCCGTCAGGCCGGTTATCGGTGTGAATATCTTCGATATCCTGTAATCTGCTTTGTTCGGGTCTATTGTTGTGACGGTCTTTCTCGCCGTTGAATAAGTATCGACATAGTGGTCATACGTAAGATTATTAGCGTTTACCGTGTGCGCCACCATCGTAAGTACCATCTTATCTGCCGAAGTTACTGTAAGGGGATCATCGGTAAACATGAAATCACCAAATTCAAGGATACATTGAATGTCCGTTCCATTGAAACTGGTCCCGTAATCAGTTCTTAGCATATATCCGGTGTCGATAAATCCATACGGATATGTGTTCCCGTAAGTGTCTTTGACGGATACCCCACAGACAATATCATTCCCCGTGCCTCGATTAATCTTAAACCATCTCCATCGTTTGTAATCGAAAACAAGTTCTGTATTTAATCCCGTTGCAGTAGAACCAGAAGCGATCTTTATATGATACCTCCTGTTTACAAGATCAAGCCATGCAACAGAATCACCTATCATTGACACTTTTATGCATTCCGTCCTGTTGCGGTCGAAGTAACAGGCAATATCATCATGCACGGGGATGGGTGTCCTTCCATCTGAAATATAAATTCCTTCCGTCCCTTGCCAGATCATAACGCTTCTATTAAGTCCCGAAGGAATATCGGCGGGAAGATTGATTGTTAACAGGGTTTTTGGTGCTCCGAGACCTATTGTGTCAGAGACGCAATGGCGTTGCCAATCAGGATAAACACCGGTGAATTTCCACATCTCATTTTGTTTAAACAATATTGTAAGGTTATAGACATTACTTCCATATTGTTGATAGAGATACGCACCTCCTACAAGTTCACCGGTTTCACCTACCTCTATTTCTGCGAATTCGTCACCGTTAAAAAAACAATTTGTTTCTGCCGCCGACATAATAAAAGAATGTTTCTTCCCCGATGTGTTACAACAGAGCAGGAGTGATTCGTTGGCCATCAAAGGAAACTTATATGTCCCGAATTCCTTTTGCTGTGGGATTCCAGCGACGTAGTAAATCTGTACATCTGCACTTAATGTCTGACTGAATACTACCTTATAATGGTAAAGTGGCGTGCTCCTTGATATTGCCGATACATTATCTTCTGCATTAGACGGCATGTTCCATGATATAGTTCCACTTTGCGCGAAAGAGATATTAGTTACGCTTGTTCCATCGTCTATGGTTCCCACGGTAGACCAAGTTACCCCACCATCTTTTGTGTAATAAATAGATGCAACGGTTGAAGCCGTCGCATTTGCATGACCAGGGAGCACTCCTATTGTAATACCTGAAATCTTTTCTCCCCATCCGAATATAAGAAATTCAGTCGATGCAACAAGATTATCCAATTCAACAAACGTGGCTGCATCTGCCGAATCATACTCGTTATTGAATACGTTCAGGGTGCAATCAGCATAAGTAGCTGGAGACCCTGAGTATTTATAAAAGGCAAGTATAGGTCTGTCATTGCCATCCCATATGTCTCTAATTGGTTGTATTGAACCCGAACGGGTACAATAGCTTATCGTTGTTGTTCCGTCTATCCCGGAAAAAACAAACTTATATGCATAGGCGAGGTTGTTGTTTATCATCTTTACCCGCGCCGTGTCCTTTGTATCATCAAAGGTGATCCATCCTGTCTGGGCGAGACTCACCCCTCCAGAATCAGTACCATCAGATATGCTTGTGAGATTATCCCATGAACCAACCCAGACCGTACCACTTACCGTAGAAGCAGATGTGTTGGCAGTTTTAATATATGGTTTAATGCCTTTGATCGGTACCGTGCTGAGAATATAAAGGTTACATGCCGATAACGTAGAATAGGCTGTGGTCATGGGCGTAAAAGCAGTTACATGCCTCGCAACTCCCACGGATAACCTAAATTCATCTATACAACCATACCAGTAACCGGCACTGACACCGTTGTAACAAGCTCCAATATACATATTGTTCGTGTAGTCTAATGGCCTATTTGCACTGTTGGTATATCCTTGCTGGACACCATCAACAAAAATATAATAATCATCACCATTCTCTGTTACTTCTATGTGATGCCACATATTCGCTGAAATAACCCCGTTGGCCGTTGTTACATTAACCTGTTCCGTGGTGTCATGAATGGACAGGATTACCGCTCCGGCAGTATTGACATATAAATAAATATAGGTGTCAGCATCTGTATACTGTGACCATAAATATCTTGAAGCACCCAATGAAAGGCAATACTCCTGCATATCAACCGTCCATACTCCACCGGTGCAATCAAAAGCGGCATTATCGGCTGATATAAGACATGCCGAACCGTTAAAATATCCTGCATATGTCCCGAATTTTTTAACCGATGTGCTGAATATGACCGCACTGTTGGTAAAATTAAGAGTATTACCGGAATCGTCATTAAAATTATTTTCAAAATGAAGAATGACCTTGGTGAGCGTGCCATCGTCTATGCCCCCGCCGGTAACATTCATCGTAGCTATCTGTGTGGTTGTTGTGAGGGTGTTCTGTACCCGTTCTGTATAATCATACTTCAGATTATTATTGTCTGGATCAAAGACGATAAAACCGTCCACGGGCGCTTCATCCCCTCCCCAAATCAGATTTTCTTTAGAATTGCAGTACGCAAGGGTTTCACCGGGTGCGTTACTGAATCTTCCAGTGATAGCACCGGAAGCATCGCTGTGAATCTCCGTAGCTTCCCATTCTGCCGATGCAGGGATAACCGCCTTGTTGTCTAATATTTGAGATGCGGTAAGTCCTGTATTCCATGCCTGAACTACAACATGACTTTCTGCCGGTTGTGATTTTGAGTAATGAAAGGCCGACCGAGCTTTCAGATAAGCGGCATCCATGACATTAGAATGAACAAGGGTCATCCCGGCAATCCCCCGGACTCCAGCGTCGGTATAGCACATATTGACCATTTGTTTAAAATTAATCCCTATCTGCACACCATCGAGAGATGGCATCCATTTACCAGTTAGGGGTATTACTCTCTTTTCAGGCATTAAATAGCACCCTTATGAAAGGTATATTCATTTATGGTCAATTCACGCCTAACCGTTTGGATACCAGCAAGTTTGTGATCTTCGTACTGTTTCTTGAAAAATTGACCGAATTGTATGTCAGACCACGCTTTCTTTGGCATGAGCAAAAGTTTTGCTTTTGCACCATAGACAATCGTATCGTGCCAATCATGGTAAAACTGATCCTCAACTGTATCAACCAACATCGTAGGACTAAAGGCTACATGGACCCTCACTTCTGCCGGAGCGACGCTAAAGGGAAGTATTGTAAGAGAACCACCAACCACCGGGTACCAGTATTTGAAGTTGACTTCTTCCAGATCGTCCATTTCATCGCCAACATCTGCTGGGTGAAGCCTTCTTACCGAATATTCAACCCCATCGGCCTTGAGGCGTATCAATTCGCATACTTCCCAATTATCAAGAGCATAATCTACGTCAATAGTAGTGACGGACGTTGCTACTGCGGTACGGTTAATAATCCATGTCGAAGAACAAAAGTCTTGCAGTGATTCTCTAACTGCTTGTTCAACAAGAGGATACGGACAACCAATCACATCCGGGAGAACTTCATTGATAATCGTTGAAAGAGCGGTTGACATTATGGTAATCCTCCCTTAACAGGTTTTTTGTTCGGATCGTCGTTGACTTCCCTTTGATCTCTGATCCCAAGGTCTTCTAGAAATAGCCTTAGATAAGCACCATATAGGTCTTGCCGTTTCTTTTCCCATGCTCTCGCTTTCATAAACTTCATAATCGTATCTTCATAGGAATCATCAAGCGTGATGGCCTCACCTGATGCTATATTTATGGGGGTACTCCATCTTGCCATCTCCACATACCATGCCGAAGACGTTCTACCAGGATAGACATAAAATACCCTTGGGTCTTTCGTATCGTACATATAGTGAAGGCAAGCACCTGCCGCAGTGGTAACGGTCATCCATGACGGCAAAACAGCATCCATGACGGCTTTTTCGATAAGTGTGATGACATTTCCGGGAGTAAGTCCATCAGAACCCATATTGCGGGTGATTTCAAGGAGACCTGTTTCACCTACCGCCAGTGCTTGTTTACATCCCGCAACAAGGGCAACAGCAGACCTAACGATATAAGTGTCCGGTTTATAGAACACTATTTTCTTCATGGCCTCATTAAGATTTGCTAAATGAGTTGTTGCGCTCCATGTCGTATTGCTTGAATCCTCAAGGTCTGCCTCTACCTTGTCGATGATCGCACTGGCAAGAATAGTTCCCATATTTTATCCCTCTGCCGCTTCTTTCTCCTTAATCTTCCTGATATATTCCTGTCGTTTTGCCGGTCCCGACAATGCTTCGTCAATATCCACTATGAGACCGATACTGTCTGCGTGTTCAACAAGCTCGGTAAGTTTCATCCGGAAAAGATCGACGCCATTTTTTTGTGTTGTATCTTCTATAGATAATTCCTCGGGGGAATTCATTGGCCCATCACCATCAACTCCGTCACCCGTAAGTTCGGCTGGTTGTCCTGATTCATCATCAAGCAAGTCAGACGTTTCATCCTGGGAGGGAATAGTATCGGGAGCAGCAACGTTGTTATCGTTTTCAAAGTGCAGGATACGTTTTGTATTGTCTTCAACGTATACCACCGGATTATCCTCTTGGCCATATCCTACAAACTTGAACATCTGAGGATCATTTTTGATAAACCAGTCTGCATCTTCTTTAATCATCTTGACGGTATCACCGGAACTAAAAATATACTTCCCCAATAGCATCGGATGTTTTACTAGTTCAATTTTCTTTTTCTTCCCTTTGTATTGCATCAGACAAATCATAATAGTTCTCCTTCTGGTTTTATTGGTTTGACCGCTACTTCAGGGGCCTCCATTATTCTCCTGATAAATTCGACATCTTCCTGCCCAAATCCCTGAAGCATCTCAACCGACCTTTTTAATCTTGCGTATTCTTCTTCTTCGAGTAACGCTTCATCTCCCATGTCATTAATCTTGAGAGCAAGAGCATTATTTTTGAGAAGATCAGGTCCGTTTAACTTCAATTCTCTTGCTGTCAATAACGTGAGTATGGAATTTTTCACAATGTAAGGAACAATCACATCGTTTCCCTCCTGATCTTTCAACTTTACCGTGTAATCCCTTAACTTTATTGTCCTCATGCGGTATATTTCCTTTCTTCGTTTGAAATAAGGGGGCACATGGCCCCCTTTTGTTATTTGTTAATAAGCGTCAAGAAGCAACCCGTAATCTGCTCCATTGATCCTTACCCTGAGACAATGAGAAGCCGTCAGGTGGGCGGTATTGAGAATCTTTGTCCCATCGCTCGTACCTGAAGATACGTTGACAATCTCAAAGAGATACGGAACTTTTGCTCTAGCCGTGGTGTCGCCATCGACTATAAACCTATGGATTGAGCACATTGCCCCTGATACGTCCGTGGTGCTTGAGTTGTCACCATCGAAATAAAGTTCAGACTGTCCTCCTGCGATTGTGCCCGTTGGTGCTGCCGTAGCATCATCAGCAAACATGACTTGTGAACGACATCCTACCGCAAGACCTGATACTTTTCCTGCGGCTCCAAACTCTGCCATAATCTGTGCGCCCACTAGAAGAGTTGCGGCTACATTGCTATATCCCTTACTGAAAATTCCAACGCCGCTACCTCCTATACCGGCAACCTCGTGGTTCCAGTAAACACCCACAGATGTACCGGACGTGGCCGTATTTTTTGTGTAAAAACTTGCTATCTTCTGACTTGCCACCGATGTAGATACCCTGTCAGAAGAAGTTCCACCACCGAGAATCAATCCTGCGTGACTTTTGAGACCGAGACTTAGCATAAAACCTTGCGGAGCCTTTTGATATGTTCTGCCCCTCCATGTGGGCCATCCATGTAATGTTGCCATAATCTATCACCTCTCTTTAGGGTTCAGGGGGAGGCCATAATTCCGGCCCCTCCCACCTTTTGAATCTTATAGGCTATTAGCCTGGGTCATACGCCATATCTGCGCCAGCATCCATGTAGTACATCATAGTGAAATACAACACGTCATCTGCTGCCGGATATGCCGTTGAAAACGTCATATAAATACCAACTTCATTGTCTGCGGCCTTGGAACCACGTCTGACTGTACCGTTGAGGGTAGTTTGAACAATATCCGTAGTACCCTGATAACCACCGTCAAGATTGAACTTCCAGATACCGGTAACAGTTGCCCCATTAACTATCGTACCGGCTCCCGCCGAGATATCGCTACCGTTTGTTTCGATAGTTGCCGTTGTGCCAATAGCCAAAGTACCGCCCGATATTGCCGGTCCTGCTACCTGTATATCGAGCAGAACCGCACCTTTTGGGAGTTTAGCCATATAGAACGTATCCCCACTGCCATGATTGCCCGTTACGCCGGTAAATGTCGTGTGTTGACAAAGAACAACACCGGCAGGGACATTGCTATCGGGTTGCGAAGAGCTTTTGTATAAATCTGTGTAGTATGCTGTAGCCATATTGCCACCTCCTTATGTGTTGGGATCGTCACAGTACGTATCGACTGCGAGCCGTCCATACCATTTGCTGTTGAAATAGCTGCCCTTGCAGCCGTAGATTGCCCCCACCGTAACAACAAGAGCGTTGCCCCGGTCGTCCGTTTCCTCGTTCCAACTATAGCGGTCAATACCAGCCACGCTGCCACCCCATGCAATCATACCTGCCTGAGAACCGATAAGCAGAGCACGTGCCGCCGTCTGGTCTGCACCGGTTCCATAATCGCTGAACCTTATAACGTTCCGGTGTTTCTGAAGGACTATCCCGTTATGCTCACCAAGGGCGTTTTTGTAGATTAGATTATCCTTGCCGTCTGCATTTTTATGAATATCCATCCAATCGTTGCCCGATATGGCCTTTCTCAAGTCAAAAGCCTGCCATGGATGCATAAGTAGTACATAGGTCTGTTCCCCATCAACCATGATTGGCATGATAGCTGGGTCCGTTGTCTCGATCTGTGCTACTATTTTGTCGATGACATCAAGAGTCATGGTATCGCTTGAATCAAGGTCTGTCTTGGCTGTAGCATCACCAGCATAAATAAGGTGCCCAGTATCCGGCGATTGAAGGCTATTGCCAGCCCTTCCGGTGAAAGTGGTAAGGACGTGCAGGGTTGTATCGACTCCTCTTGCCCCAGCGAGATAAATCATCAACTGTGCGTCGTAATCCTCGGCAAACCATGTTGCAAGTGCCTGTTTGCCTTTCTCTCGCATGTTGTAAAGGACTCTCTGCTCGGACATTTTGCCCTTACTCTTTGTCCCTTTCCGTCTCTGATCGATGAAGAGGGAATCAGAAAACGTAGTCAACGCCTCTTCTGCCGCCGTTCCTTCTATCGTGTTATCTCCTTCGATACCATCTCCGGTCATTTTCATGAATAGATCAACGATAATCTTTTCTCCGGCTTGTTTTTGAAGATCCTTGAGAATGACGATAGGCGCATTCTCGCCGGTGCCCATATACTTTGCCAAAGCCATTTTCTTTTCAGGCTCAGATGCGAAGTTAGCTCTCCATCTCTGAACGGCTAACGCATGTCCTACGGTAAATTCTGTAGCTGCCATAATAGTTATCCTCCGCGAAACCGGGGGTTATTTTTCCCTATCCACCTAGGTATTTTCGTTTTTCTTCTTCGGACATATTCCTGAATTGTTCCTCAGTGAATATTTGTCCGTTGTCATCAATAACGGTCTTTCCCCCAGGTGACAGGTCTCCTAACGATATTCCGGTTTCTTTATATTTTTCTGTGAACTGTTTTGTTGCTTCTTCTCTACCTTTTTGACGAGCTTCCTCAAGCTGAACTTCCGTGAGCTCCCTCCCTTCCCGGATTTGTTTCATAAGTTTGAACATTCCCGATACAAGGGATACGGCTCCTTTAGCCAGATAGACGGGTTTCTTGTGTGTTCCCCCTTCTCCCCTCCTTGAAAGCAGTGCTCCTGGGTCTGTCAGATCGGTAAAGAAATCCGGGTTTATCCCGTATTTCTGTGCGAATTCGATAAGTTCATCACCTACGGTATTGCCTTCATCGAATAAGCCAGGAATTTCCTGTGCCATAGCATCACGGCAGGTATTGATAAGATTAGTGGCCACTTGCATGTTTTTCTTTTTGGCATTCTCAATAACCTTCTGATGCTGTTCCTGCTCTTTCTTGCGGTTTTGATATTGGCGGAATTCGTCAAGTTGCGCCCGGTAGTCGAGCCTTTCTTCGACGTCCATTGCTTTTTCTTCTTCAGAAGCAAGGACCTTGAAGTCTTTCCATTGCTCATCCTCCTGTTCCGTAACGGGTCTTGCGCTACTTTCTGCAAGTCTGGTTTCCAGTGTGGCGATGGTCTCATGAGCTACGGTTAGATCACCGTGAAGTTTCTGTGCTGTCTTTCTGGTATTAGACAATTCAGCACGGATACCTTCTGTAGCCTTTCCGATAGCACCGTCTACAATTTTTTTGACTTGCTGATTCTCTGAAAGGGTTTTTATTTCATTTTCTTCTTTTGCCTTTGCATCTGTATCAGCCTTGATCTTTTCTTCTTCCGTCATCTCATCCTGCTTTTTCTCTTCCGAACCTTCCTTTTTGTCCTCGCCTTTCGGTGGTGGAGTCACCGTTTCTTTCTCCGCTGGCGTTTCTGAGCCTTCAGGTGGTACGTCTTCGCCCATCAATTGGGCTTCCGTGAGAGTGCTTACCTCATCGGCAAACAAAGCAGTAACATCTCCCCCTACTTTTTCGGGGACTGATGCCTGCGTTTTCAATGGTGTTTCTACTACTGGTTGCGCTGCCTGTACTGGTTCTGCCATAACGATTCTCCTTTTACGCCTGAGTTGGCGATTGCCCTGTATCGTCGGTGCTTACGAAATGCAAAAAGGCGCTGACAGAAGAGATAAGGGTTTCCCGTTCTCTCCGGCCAGCGCCTAAATGGTCATCTTCGCCGATGCTGATATTCTATTGTTTAACTATGCTATTTCTCTGCCTCCGTTACCTTTATCGATGTTTCCATCTTTATCACCTTCAAATCCGGCTTTTTTTCATATGTGACAGTAACCCATATCCCGTATTTATTACACACATGCTCAATCTCTTCTTGGACTCTAAGCGCCTTGTCACGAGTCAATATTACCCCCCTATTGCTACTTTTCCAGTTAAGACAAGGAAAGCATCACGTATACGCCGGAAAACTACCTTGATGCCATTACAGGCATATTCAAGGGACGATACCTTGTGCTGTATGATAATCTCATGTATTGTCTTTGAGCGTCGGTTCATTCTTCTTCTGTTTTCTACACCATAAAGAAGTGAGTATGTCATCCCCGCTATGCTTTTGTATACCGATAAAGACTCATCAGTGCTTAACATCGTTTCCTCACATCGTGGCCCTAACCTTGGGTTTATCTTCTTCCTGTACTGCCGGTGTATCATCAACAATAAACGGTTCAAGAACTATCATGTCATTTCCGGTAAGCCTGCACCCCTCCAGATCGGAAAGGTTGATCGGTTCATACCAAATTTCTTTTTCCTGAGATAAATAATCCTCAAGTTCTTTGGTGCACACTTCGGTATGTTCGGCCCGTATCTTCATTTCTTCAGTATCGTTGCCGTCGTTATCTTTAATAAATTCACCGTACTTTTCAAAGAGACCTTTCTTAAAAAGATTAAATTCCCGCGCCTCACTTCTCGCTTCATTCGCAAGTCTACCAAGCCGATATGATACCTTCGGGGGTAGGGGCTGTGATGCCAGTCTGTTCAATCCCCCCTGAAGCATGTTCCCATCGGCGGTCATTATGCTGTCCAATAACACCTTAATCGTTGTTTTCATTAACGCTCCTTTCGTTGATTTATTATCGAGGTTCTTTACGGAACCCTGTAATTCAATTATTTTCTGCTTTATGCGTTCGTTCTGTTCTCTTGTCCTCTTTTTCATTCTATTGTTTTGCTGTATTTGTAATGGTCTGATAGTTCCCATTTCATACCTCAGTTCATAATAAGTCGCCAAAAAAGTAAATTCTTTGTTGCTACGGCTGAACATCTTCGGTGTATATGGGGAATGGGAACACTGGTAATTATAAAATACAGATTCAAATAATAATAAATGGGGGAAAAGTATTTCATTTTTTATGTCTCTCTTTAAAGATCATCTTCTCTCCTTCAATGATGTTTAGGTTCCTCTTCCTGTCTCTTTCTTATGTCTTCCGCGCAGAGATGCATTCGTTCAATTATTTTTGTGTCAGAAGGCATATTGTCAAACCTAATTCCGGCCCTGGATGTAACCGGAATAGAAGCAAAATAGATTGAGTATCCTTTACCTCCGAATGGTGACATATTAAATGGTCTGTAAACTAAATCGTACAGTTGTATCCCCTCTGGTAGGTTTGACTTAATCACCTGCTCAATATGAGTGAGATTATCTTCTATCGTCATAATTCTCTCCTTAATTCGCAATCTACCCATCTGCAAGCATCACACATAAAAGAACCGGGAGCTTGTGGAAAAGTTCGGCATATTCCTATGTCATAGTTCCTCTGCACTTTTTCACTATGAAAGCGTTCAACGAAAGCCAGAAAATTTCTCCCGCTTGGCGCGTCTCTATGAGACTTAAAATACGATTCTTCATACTTCTCGAAGTTTCTCTCTTCCTGTTCGGTCATATTGTTTGCTCCTTACTTCTTTTTATATTCTTCATCTTCCTGTCTGCGATATTTACACCCGTTTTAAATCCTTCCAACTCCATTTTGTTATCATCGTTCTTTACCTGTCCAAGCAATCTGTCGATTTGTGCTTGTAGATATTGATTCTCAAGAGAAAGATTTTTAAGCGTAAGCCCCTTCTCCTGCGTTTCATATTGAGATTGTTTCTTTGCCTCTTCCTGCTGTTCCCGTAATACCTTTATTGTGTGTGTCTTCTGTTGTTCTGGTGACATATCATCCATGCCGGGATCAAGTTTATATATCTGTTTCAGTTTATTGACGAGCATATCCTTATTAGGTAGATCACTCATTTCAAAAGCCATGGTGATAAGCTGAGGTATGATTTCCGGTGGACTTTTCTTGACGGCTTCAGTAATCAAGTTTAAGTTTTGTTCTCTCACGGTATCGGTTGCCGGGGCTTCGGATATAATAATATCGAATTTTCCCTGACTCATATTGTTTTTGGTGGTATACCCCGTTGGAGACCTATGATCCGGTACGACTTCATTCAGGATTTCCCATGTCTCTTTACCCCGTACCCTATCGGTAATTCTCAATATGCGTGGTCCTCTCCATTGTCCCTGCATCTCCGCGTGTTCCAGTTCTCCCATTATTTTTTTGCTTCGTCTTAGATTTTCAAGCAAGGGACTCAGAATAACAGAAGATTGTGCCTGCCGTTTTTCTATAGCGGTGCCGCTTATGGTCTGCCCCTTGACTCCCTGCATCTCCGCATTAGCACCCGAAATCTCCTGTATCTCTCTTTCCGATTCGTGAAGCATCTGTAATTGTGCCTGGAGTTCTCCGGTTCTCTCTGAATCTACAAAGTCAAACCTGCCATTCGCTTTAATAACCATCACACCATCCAATCGTTGAGCCTGTCTGGTAAGATTATCAATATCATTTTGTGAGTTTTTTTCCGACACAGCATCCGTTCCGATAATTACCCGTTTCTTTCTAAGCATGGCAAGAATCATGGCGCGGCGTTTATTTACTTCTGCCGATTGGCCCTTGAGTTGATGGGGTACTCCATATGGCAATCCGTTTCTGTCCAGATAACCCACGAATGGTACAAAGGGATATCTGTCATGATTGTATGGTGTAGGCCCATCGTTAAGAATAACGTCATCTAGGAATGAAGTTGTCCACATTCTTCTTACGGGAGCGCGGACAACGCTTTCGCATGCTTGGATAATATCAAATTTTTCTTTAGGGTTCATATCGTCCGTGAGTTCATATGCCTGTCCATCCTGGAATGTAGTCCACAATGACGATCTCCAAACCGGATACCACATTTCAACAGGACGCACACGCTTCCTAAATCTATTGCCGCTTCCCCACAACGACTTGTAATCTTCTACCCGTTGAGATTCATCCCACATGCTGGCCACCTGAGAGTTGAATGAATGTCTGATACTTCCTCTTGACGTATAATCTTCCAGTTCTTCCTTGTGTTTAGGGTAGGCGGTAATCAGGTCTTGAAGATCAACAAAGGGCATATGGAAAGCGTATCTACATCTATTGGGGTCAAGCCATGGATCAGCGAATGGGTCCCAATACATATCCTTCCAGTCACGATAACGAATTGATATAATTTCTTGTCGAGGGTCCGAGTTGTGACCTACCTTTAGGTATCCGACACCGGGAACGCACTGATCTCTATATGCTTTACTGATAAGAAAATCAGTACCGTTCTGATCGTTGATATATTGAATTCCTTCGGTAACAATATTCCCAAGTTCTGAATCTTTGGATGTTTTTCCTTTTGCAATGGTATTCAGTTTATTTGTAATCTGTAGACCGAGCATAAGCTGTATGGTTGGAAATATTCTATTAATTACAATTGGTTCTTCACCTATATCAAATATACCTGCATCAACGGCCTTTTGATATTCCGTATCGGTCCAATGAATACCGTCTACCATTTGTTCCGAGTACCAGGCGAAGGGTCTCCATGTTGTACCGTGTACCTCCTGCGCCTCAAGGCAAAAATTTGTGAGGTCTTCAAAACTGTACTGGTTCTGTGTTATTTTGGCCACAGTCTTATTTCTCCAACTCCATTTCTGTAATTTGAAGTTCCATTGTTTCGTAATCGCCGCCGTTGCCAAATGATGTACGAGACGAAATGCCCACCACCTTTACTTTTGCTTTGATTGACATGTATTCTCCGGTATTGTAATCATCTGTCTTGACTTTCAACTTCTTTAAACTCTCTTTGTCGAGGTTGATTACTAACCCGTAAGGGTATTCTGGTCCGGTATCCTTGGCTGTATCAACCGGCAGAGACCCGTTCCTGTCCTTCTTTTCTTCTTTGGTGAGTTTCATATCAATCATCGGCATTCTCCTTTCCCCGCACATCGAGGGCATATCGTAATTTCTTTCGCTGTCTCAAATCCATGACCAACCCTGCCACCTCGCCTCCAATCATCATATGTTTTTGTTCTCGTCTCGATGACGAGTTTATATGCCTTCTCTCGTGGTGCTGTCTGTTCATGGCATTGGTCGCAACGGTACATTCATCCTCTCCTTGGTTGATATCCGACAAGACTATCTCTGGTAAATGCGCCGGTATCCATCCTGTCGGCATTGCAGGCTATATACCTTAAAACATCAGCACCATGGGCGTGTGGGTCTTTTAATGGCGTAGATGCCGTGCCCGTAGCTCTATTGATCCTTCTCCTATATCTCTTGGCACATTCTATCAGTCTGTTTGATAGCGGAGTATGCCGCACATCGCTATCTACCGCCGAAAGGGGCGCTTTATCTGCGTGACATTTAGACTTATCAAAGTACATCCTTGGGAACATCATTCTTGTGTGCCTGATACCATCCTCTATGGACATTTCGACGATACCCGTCTCGGAATCATCTCTTGCGGCGCAATCCCACCCAAGATTGGTTAGAATGTCACACGCAGTTAGTCCGCTTGAATTGAGTGTGCCGCTAAAACCATCATGCGGCAACCACACCTTTCCCCAATTATAATTTTTCTTTTTCATGTGTTGTGACCATGCAGGCCACATAGTATGGGAAAGCTCTATATATTCAATGACACGTATTTCTGAGGTAAGCCGTTGTACTAAAGCGGTTGCGAGGCTGTCATTCCATCCAAGATCAAGAACGGGATGAACCAGTAACATAGGATCGTAAGGAACGTCCCTGATATGTCCTGCCTCTTCTGCCACCTGAATTTCTTTATGGTAGATGGCACCTTCTACCGCAGGTCTGCATTTCCCTTCCCAGATATTGTCATAGCTATCAGGGTCTGTCTCCTTGCAATGTATCCTTTCGCTCTCCAGAACCGGATTAAACCACGGGTTATCTCGCCAGTTCATTTCGACGTTGACACAATCTCCGGGGGGAAACACCGTGAATCTGCGGTGTGTCTCATCTGTTTCCAAATCGGGGTTATAGGTAATCCATATTTCCGATCCTGTTTTACGGATGGTTGGTATCAGTATGTCCCATGACCGTTTAGAGATTGCCTGTCCTTCTTCTACCCAGCATATATCGTATCCTTCAAATGATTTGATAGTGTCTACCGTGAGGCTTGAAAGACCGGTGAAACTGATTTCCGTACCGTTAATACCCCTTATGGTTGTTTCCTGGGCGACATAGTAGGATTCCATGCGAAGTAACTCTATTTGATCGCTCAATAGTTTGTGCACTGATTGTTTAATCGATATTTGGACTTCCCTTGCACAAAGGATGCGTAGGGTTTTACGGGCACCAAGGATAAGTAAAGCTCTCGCTGCGGACCAAGATTTGGCCGATCCTCTTCCACCCCTTAAAACCTTGTAGCGATGTGGTTCAAAAATAAATCTTAGTTTGGCGGGTATCTGAGCGTCAATCATGTTTGGCTTCGACAAATGTCACTTTTATCGCTAAATCTTTGCCGTTAGCACCAGTATGCTCGATGTCCTGCTTATCGCGGTAGCCTGCATTGTTTTTGAGCCAGAATATATGTCCCACGGGGGTTTTACTGCACAATTCCTCTTCATGGTACATCTCAATTTTAAGGCGTGCTCGCTTGATCGTATCTCTAAATTCGGCCCTTTTCTCGTAGTCCTGAAACGATTGCCGGGACACAAAGCCAAGATAATGACATAGACCAGCTACAGTATACGGCCTGTTCTGATACCTGACCGTGGACATGGTACATTTTCCGTCCTTCCCGGTAACTTCCGTGACCTTATCGATCCAGCACGACTCGAAATAGTCGTCTATGGCCTTCTGAAGCCCTTCGGGTGTTGGATACTTTTTAACCTTTCCACTCACGGCCATCACCAATCTTAGTTTTTGTGTATACCGTACATATGCTAATTGTTGTATAGCACAACAGTTTGTATGAAAACAAGCTTGACATCCAAGGGGCTATCGGATATAGTGGCCGTAACCACAGTGGAGGATCAAATGACCGAAATGACTCAGATCAACATCCGGATGGAAAATGAATTATACGACGCTGTATTTAGTTTGGCATACCGGGAAACGGGATTGACAAGGAAAAGGGTTAGCATGAATGAGATAATCAGACGAGCGCTGAAGGCATATAAGCCTATTAGCGAAAGGATTGAGGAAAGCAAGAAGGAGGGCAAATGAAGAAAGTATTTATTGTAACGCAAGGTACCTATTCCGACTATCATATATGTGCCGTTTTCGATAGCCAAGAATTGGCAGAAACATTTATATCATCTTTTGCGCCCTCAATCTACGGGCCAATGGAGGTAGAAGAATGGGGGTTAAACCTAATGAAGTTGCAACTTAAAAAGGGTTATAGGCCCTATTTTGTGAGGATGAATAAAAACGGTAATAGTTTTGAAACAAACATAGAGGAAAGTTGTCGCAGACTTACCGGCAGTATAAAAGATCGGTATGGTTTTGATATAAGGGGCAATCTGTATAACCACTGTTTTGCTAAAAACGATAATCACGCAATTAAGATTACCAACGAATTGAGGGTTAGACTAATGGCGGGGGGGATGTGGAAAGATGCAGATGAGATACCACCCAAGGAACCGGAAGCGTAAATGAAACACAACCACCTGCAATGTAAGGGAACCATTGGGTGTGTCTGGATGGATAAGGAAAGCGTGCAAAGAGAAGGTTGAGAGAGACAAAAAGGAGTAGAAAAAAATGCCAGATAGAAATAAACTTCCAATAGGAAGATATAAAATTGCCATGTTAGCAAAAGATATAGCAACACAAGACCCATCAAAGATGGACTTTGATGATTCTGCCGTTCCCTGGGTATTTCATAAAGAATCTGGATGGTAGATTAGCTTCATGGGAAATTACAGTTCAGATTCAGCAACACAACGGAGAGAGAACCTTCAAAGAGAAAAGAAGTTCTATGTTGATGCCGCAAGATTAGACTATATCGAAAACGCCTACTGGTCTATGGTTCGTCAAGATATAGTTAAACGAGACAAGAATACCTGTCGGATGTGTGGCGTGGAGGGGGGTTTATTGCATATCCACCATATCCTTAAAAAACGACACGGCGGAACAGACAGGTACGACAACCTACTCTTGGTCTGCCCTAAGTGCCACGCTGCCGCCGATAAAAAACTATACGATCCTGAATGAGTATAGGCTACATTCTCATACCGGAACCAATAGCATCTGACCCGAATATAAAGAACGGGGCTAAAATACTGTACGGTCATGTCCTTAAACTGGATGGGATCAATAACGGGTGCTATGTTCAGAATGAATACCTTGCCGAGAAGTTAGGAGTCAAGGAACGCCAGATCAGACGGTACATAGTCCAGTTGCGAAAGAGTAAATACATAACCGCAATCAGGCGTAGGGATTCTCAAAAACGATTCACTTCCCGTAGACTTGTACCCTTATACAAAATGGACAAAAAAGACCGAGAAAAGAAGTAGTAGTAAAACAAATAATACTATCTTGAATTTAATAATGCATAAACCCTTTACAGACAACGATTCATAGAGAAAAGCCAGTGGACATTTATGACCGATAGGGTAAAATGTTTATTGTAAAAAATTATCAATGGTACAAACTGCCCCGGAGTAGTGCGGATAATACTCTATTATGTAAACCACATATTATTTGTAACTGGTTGATATTATTATATTATATGCTCAGTGGGGCTTAACTGGGCTTGTGAATATTACACTTATATCATTGTATGACAGCTAAGTTATCGATATTATTATGATTGAATAAATTACAGAAGATCGTTACAATAGTGTTACTAAATTACAATATCGTGTTACCAATATAACATATTAATTATACACAGGGCGCAAGAACGAGCGTACGAATATTTTAATTTATTCATTTATGAATTACTATTATTCCATTTGCGAATAACTATCATTCTTTTTTTGAATGAAAGAATCAGCCCTTGAACGCTGTGTAGTAGCCAAAAGTAAAGCTATGAGCCAAAATATCTTTTTTGAGGGATTTCTTTTTCTTTTTTTGCTTTGCCGATCCTACTCTCCCAACGGTTGATAACTTTTTATGCCTATTTTGATAGTAAGCTGGTGATTTTTGCCCTATTTTTACTGATATTTTTTTGATTATAGGAGTGTCCCAGTTAGAGGTAGAGATAATAATTAATTCATGTCGCGTTTTTCATGCTCTCTTTAAAACAGATTAATTAAAATGCTGAGCCGTCATCATCAAACATGCTTAGTTGATCGCCGATCATTGGATATGCTCTTTCCACGAGACTAACGTATTTTCTCCAATTTGTTGTGGCTCTTGCTAACGCTAAATGACCTCCGAAAAATTCTCTTAACCTTGGTTCGCCCACTTCATCGGTGAGAAACTGAAAATGCTTATGCTTTCTGTATCCTTTTTCTGTTTTTGGATTTCTCTTTTCAAGCTCTTCTAACAATTTGGGTGCCATTCTTGCGTATATATATTCATTTGTCCATTTTCCTATAATGCCAGGTCTTTTTTGAGCGTTTTCTACTTTCCATTCCCAATTATTTAGTCTGAACCACTCCTTATATAAATCTAAAGGAAAAGTGACGGCATATCGTTTAGCTTCCGTTAACAAATATTTATTGAGTATCTTTTCGAGAGCACCGGCCATTCTAACGTCTTGATAACCGGTAGCCTCATCGACTAAGGCAATAATCCCAACATATGCTAAAGCCCTCGCTTTACACTATCTTAAAATAATTATAAATTATGCTTGACATCTATAATTATATGCATTATAATTACAATATAAGAGAGCACGCCAAACCGTAAGGCCTCATCCGTAAGGGAGGCAGGAAAGGAGAGCGACAATGAGTAAAATCAGACAGAAGGTGTTGGTAAAGGAAAGGCTCGGCTACACAGCTGAGATATGGACCACTGGTGATAGGGGCCAGTGGGAAACCTTTCAGACCTCCCTGACCACCACGGACAGGGAGGAGGCGCTTGAGACGCTCGGTGACATGGCCGGGTATCCAAAAGGTTCGGTTCTCCGGGATCGGCTCCCTGAGATGGAAATAGACCCCTCGAAAATTAGGAGAAGGGTTGAGGATATGCTGAGAAAAGCTCCTCTCAGCACAATATTAAGGATTGCGGAGGCTCACGGCGTAAAAATAGCCGATTAGGGGCCATCGCACCGCCGGGGGTTTCCCCGGCAAACAGTAAATACCCCCAGGCGAGAGCTGGCGAGGGGGAAAATAAAAAAGGAGGAAAAGACAATGGACGAGAGGATAACAGGATATGTGTACAGTCTGGAAAGCAGGAAGGTAATAGCAGAGATAACGGGATTACAAAAATCAGTTGAGCAATATGTTGATGATAATTACGACGACGAGACATGCGGGCTGACATACAGCCCCGCTTTTGGCTTTAGTGGTGGACTCATAGCCACCCGTGCAAGACACATAATTGACGCATCAAAGGAGAAAATATGAATAATATCACTCACGGAGTATCCCGTACGATCCGCACAGATGCGGAGTTGGAACGGGCGCTACAATCGGAAATCCACAGGACAGGGAAAAGGGTGCACGCCCTGGTGCTGGAGATTTTGAGGAAAGAATTGATCAAAAAGGAGGAAGGACGATGAACCGAGTGAACGTGATGATCGATGGAAGTTTGAAAAAAGCAAACTACACATATACGGCCGTTGCGCTCGACAGAGGGTGTGGGAAATGTACCGCATACGATGATAATGGCGCAATAATAGGAGAAATCACGGGGACCATCGACGATATTACCGGCGAACAAAAAAGATTTTTCAATGGCAAACTTTTCCAACACTTTGATGGCGAAAGATGGATAAGGGAGGAAATATAAATGAACTGTACTGCTTGCGGAAAAGATACACATACCGAGGAACATGGGACATACGAGTGGAACGTTGGAGATGGTACTGGAGCGGTCCTTTGCTCCGATTGCGTGTCCCTGCCTGAATGGATAGAGTGTCCCGTTTGCCACGTGAGAGGATGTGACGATTTTCATGAAAAAAATAACGAAATCAAAAAGGAGAAAATATGAATAATATCACTGTAATACCTGGGTCCGGCCCCTTTTTTATTTCTCATTCCACTCCTTCAACATTTCCAAAACTCGCGCAAACTTGGGATTGATTATCTTGCCGGAGCAATTACCTTCTGACCATTTTTGAGTCGGACAATAATCTGGTGCTTGTGGGTCTTCACTGCAATGATTTTGATATTCACACTCCATCCACGCCCATTCCTCATGCTCTTTGAGATACCGGGCAAGATTGGTGAGGGAAAGCTGAGCGTTCAACGCCTCTTGATAGAGCAAAAACCCCCTACCCTCGTTTAAAACGTCCCAAACATCCCAAAGATACTTATTCCACACTTCCGGAAATTCCTTCTGCATCCACTTTCTACCAGCTTCATTAATGCTTTCTCCATCTGCCGGATTAAACCCCATGAGTTCTATAAATATTTTGTTCAGCATTTACCCTCCTGTGCGGTTATCTTTTTATGACAATCCTTGCAAAGCACCTGCAATCTATCAGGATTGCAAAGTAGTTTTTCGTAAACCTTGTCCACAATTTCATCTAAACCGGATCCGTCCCGATGATGTACTTCGATCTTTATTTCCCTGCCTTTCGCAACACTACCCTTGCGATTACATTCTTCACACGTGTTTGATTCCGCCTTGATTGCCGCCGCCCGTTCCCTTGATCGCAACCAGAGTTGACGTAGGGAGGCACGGACACGGCTTCTTGGCGTTTGTGGTTTCTTTCTACTCACGCTTTTCCCTCCTCAATGATTCTTTTCAGCGCCTTCGCAAGCTGATTTTGATACCATTTTGCTGATTTTATATTTGATGGTTTATATGCAAAATGGAACGATTGCCAGCCGACAACGAGCGTGATTAAAATTAGATCATCGCACGGCCTGTCTATCCTTATATATTTTTTCTTAATCTCTGATATGGTCATTTTGGCATCTTATTCTGTTCATACCACAAAAAGAAAGCGAGGTTGCCAATGTCTACCGACTCATC